TTCTATAGGAGCCAGGTCTGTAGGGATTTCGACTCCCCCTACCCATGACGTTTTCCCCAGTAATCCCCCCTATGCGCGTGAATCGATGAGTGACACGACTTACACAGCGCGATCAGATTATCACGATCGTGTGTGCCACCTTCACTCAGCGGCTTCTTATGATGGATCTCTTCCGTCTCCACGATGATCCCACGCTCAAAACACAGCTCACAAAACGGATGCTCCGCAACATACTTGTCACGGATCCTCTTCCATGCTCTGCCGTATCTCTTCTTTGTAGCGGGATCACGCCCATACTTTTCATAGTTACTATTGACCTTCTGCTGATGCTCCGGACAGTACCGTCCATCTGTTAAGTTCGGACAGCCCGGATAACTGCACGGTCGTTTTGGTTTCATCGGCATCTATATCACCACCTACGACAAAGGCTCCGAAGGATTTCTCCCTCAGAGCCTCTTTCATTTTACCTTTCGCCATTATAACAATATCACATAGGCTAACTGTAATTTACTGTAATCTACTGTAAAGTTTCCGGAACCGTGATCTGATCCAATGCTTTCCTGTGAAGGATATAAACATTGTCGATCCCGTAATCCAGTTCAATGGCGATCTGCTCCCAGCGCATATAGGCAAGATACCTCAGATCCAATATGGTCTGCAGCTCAGGTTCCTTCACAGCCTTGATCCTGCGGATGATATCCTGCTTCAGATTTACAAGTGTATCCATATCCGCCTTAATCTCTTCTTCCAACTCCATGATCTTAATGACTGTTTCCTCGACCTTGGAATGTCCTTTGTTCGGATTGCGCGGCATATCTGAATAAGTGACCGTTGCCTTGCTGGCCAGATAATGTAATTCATCAATCTGTTTCAGCTTGCTCTCGATACGCTGGTTCAACCCGAAAGCCTGAGACAGATACTTCTTAGCTTCATTCTGATGTCTGTTCATAATCCACCTCCGATTTGGTTTTATGGTTACGCCCTCGGATTGACTCTGATTGTCTTATTTCTTCCTGAAGCCTTTTGATCAGATACTCCCCGTCCACGCTTGTCAGCACGCTGTACCAACCGGAACGGAAGAACTTCTCTATCTGTAAAGCCTCATTTATTGCATCCCTATTCCTCGGATTCGCTTTTATCTTTCTGAGTGCTACCCTGTAATCAGTCACCGCCTGCAGTACAATGGCGTTCGCCAATCTTTCATAGGGATCCTCAGCAAGATTCTTGTTAGCTGCCATCCATCACCACCTCAGCTTTCACTGCATCGATCAGTGCCCTTTGCGTACTGTCCTTTGCTTCCAAAGCCTTAAGTATCCTCTCATCAACCGTGCCGTCCGTAATGATATGGATCACGGTCACGTTTTTTGCCTTCTGGCCCTGCCTGAATAATCTGCCTATTGTCTGGGAATAAAGCTCCAGGCTCCATGTGATACCGAACCAGATTATGGTATTGCCGCCTTCCTGAAGGTTTAACCCGTGACCGGCAGATGCAGGATGAATTAAACCGACCTGTAGCTCACCGGCATTCCATTTCCTGATGCTCTCATCTGAATCCAACCTCTGGAAATTGACCTTCAATGCCGCAAACCTCTCTGTGATCCTTTTCAGATCATGCTTGAACCAGTACGCTACCAGCACGGGCTTTCCGTTTGCTGATTCGATCAAATCCTCCAAAGCATCAAGTTTCCTCTCATGAAAAGCATTCACGGAACCGTCATCATCGTAGATAGCGCCATTTGCAAGCTGTGATAATTTCCCCGAAAGCGTTGCCGCATTCGCAGCAGTAATCTCTGCCCCCGGAAGCTGTAATACCAGCTCATTTTTCAGTTCTTCATACTTTGCCCGCTCTTCGTCATCCAGATAGACCTTATATTCCGTAGAGATCAGTTCCGGCATTTCCAGATAGTCAGATGCCTTCATGGAAATCGTGATATCTGAGATTTTTTCATAAATCCGATCCTCAGCACCGGGCAAAAGCTTGTAGCTGTACACTATCGGACCGTTCACCCTGTCAGGCTTAAAAAAGTTGACTCTGTACTGGCTTATGAAACGCCCAAGCCTCTCACCCATGTCCAGAACCTTGAACTCTGCGAAAAGATCCATGAGCCCGTTGCTGCTTGGAGTACCGGTCAGCCCAACGATGCGCTTAACCTTAGGCCTTACCTTCATCAGTGCCTTGAACCTCTTAGCATTCCAGTTCTTAAAGGAAGAAAGCTCATCCACAACCACCATGTCGTAATCAAACGGCAGTCCGCTTTCTTCTATCAGCCAGGGAACATTTTCACGGTTGATAATGTAGATATCCGCATCGGCCTTCAGTGCTTTAATCCTCTCTGCCGCCGTACCCACCGCTATGGAGTACCTTAATCCCTGAAGGTGATCCCACTTTTTGATCTCATCAGACCATGTGTTACGGGCAACCCTCAAAGGCGCTATTATCAACACTTTTGAAACCTCGAAGGTCTCAAACATCAGGTAATTCAGGCAGGAAAGTACGATACTGGTCTTACCCATTCCAAGGTCGAGTAATATGGCCGCTATCGGATGCTGCTTTATGAACTCGATCGCGTATTGTTGATATTTATGTGGCTTGTATTTCATCTAAAATTCCTCCGATTTGCTCAACCCCATCAAGAATGTATGTGGGGAACCCTAATTTTTCTAAAACCTTGTGCCGTGATACCTGCAGGGCTCTTGGCTTTTCTCCCGGTGCCTTAACCTCCACCAAACCGAAATGCCGTCCTGGCAAAAATACCAATCTGTCGGGAACGCCCGCATAACCAGGACTCACCCACTTAGGACATATGCCGCCTCGGGCTTTTACCTCACGCACAAGTCTCTGTTCTATGGCTTTTTCTCTCACTGCGACACCTCCATCAAATCCTAAAGGTGACAGGTGGTGACAGGCATTTCATAAACCCTCTATATAAGGATTTTTCAGCCTAAAAACGCCTATACGGGGTTTTAGAAACACCTATCACCTGTCGTCACCCTTACAGGAAATCCTGCCCCTCTTTGAGCTTCAAACCATAGAAAAATGCGCCTTTCTTGGTCTTGCGCTTGCTAAATCCAGCATTTTCCAGAGCGGCATTAAAATCACCGTTCGGTCTCGTGAAATCACCGTTCTGAATGGCATACTCACGATACTTCTGATAAAGCTCCCCGGACTTTTCCGTAAAGGATTCATCCACTTCGCAGCACTCGCTGATAAAATGCCCTAGCCAGTCGTTTTCCTCACGATACGCATTGATGGCATCCTGCACGCACTTGGGAAGCTTGGTCTTGAACTCAGCATCAATCGCCTTCTTGGCCCCCTCAATCACCCACTTTAAGATGTAACCGCCTGCCTTCTCGTAAAGATAATCAGCATAGTTCTTGATATCACTGTCACCCACGATCTTTGCATTGAACGGGATCACGATCAGCCTTCGCCAGATACCGTCATCATTCGCCCCCACCTTAGGAAGATGGTTCGTATAGAGCACCAGCGTATGACTGGGAACAAAAGCAAAAGGTGCCTTGTACTTCTTCTCAGCAAAGATCTCATCCGTGGAGCAAAGCTGCTTCACAACCGCCGTGTTCAGCCTCATACCTTCTTCCATCTCGGAAGCGATGATGAGACGCTTGCCCTTAAGCTCAGCCATTTCCGGCTTCACGTTTCTCTTGCATCCGACCGTCAAGGTCTCTGCCGATAACTTGCCACTGTAGGTTCCAAGCACTCTCGATATGGTGTTCCAGAAAGTACTCTTGCCGTTCGCGCCGCTGCCATAGGCAATGATGAGATGTTCCTGATAAACCTTGCCGACCGCAGCCATACCGACAACCATCTGAACATAGTCGATCAGTTCCTTATCCCCGGAGAAGAAAAGCTCCAGGCACTGATCCCACAGTTCCTTACCGTCATCCGAAGGAGAAACATTGGTGATCTTTGTGATCAGATCCTCAGGATTATGAGGCTGTTCGCCCGCAATACCTTTTTCAAGGTTGTATGTCGCATATGGCGTATTTAAGAGCTTTTCGTCCTTATCAAGATCCGAAACACTCACTGCCAGCATGGGCTTTGCCGCATTCAGGGCTGACACCACATATTTGTAATCACGCCTCTTCATAACAAAAGCCAGATAGGACTTGGCTCCCATGAGCATGAAAACAAGCTTCAGATTGTCAATGTTCACTGCCTTTTCCAAGGTCTTGCCGCCTGCCTGTATCGCTGATTCATCAACGCCCGCGTCCTTCAGTGCCTTTGTCGCGATCTGCACGTATTCCTGAGCATCCGCAAGCTGAAGATCCAAAAACTCTTCCATAGCACCAACTGCAAGCTGTCTGTCTTCAATCCAGGCATCACCGTCATATCTTAAGTAGTCCGTGGCATCCGAGTACCTGAGCTCTTCGCCGTATTCCTTGCAAAGCACCTTTGCCTGTCCAATATCCGAATAGTCATCGGGCTTTAAGGATCCGGCATCGAAATCCGAATTATATTCATCGGGCTCCACGTATCCGGGCTGAGTCTTTACCTTTGTCCTGTAAAACTTCAGAGCTGAATACCAGATGGTCTTAAGCTCATCCTCTTCCATAGGCGGATCACACTTTGCCGCTTCATCAAGGAATACCTGCTTTGCCTTGTCCGTCTCTCCGAATCTCTTCAGTGCCCTGCCTGCAAAATGGGATAATGTCTTATTTCTTGTGCCCTGCAGTATCGGACCTCCGCTGTATCCTGTTCCGGCATCATCGTCATCAGGTTCAAGACCGACCTCTTCATCGATGTTCACCCAGCCTTCGTGCCATACAACCTCTCCGGCATCAGATCCAAAAATGAACCTGGCTGCATCCAGCGCATTACCGTCAAAGAACGGAAACGCCTTGTGTATCGCCCTTTTGATGGCAGCATACTTATCAGCATCCGTGATCTCTTCTAAAGGAAAGTAGACATGGAACTTAGGTCTTGCCGCCTTGCCATCCTTTTCCTTCATATGATTCCTGCTTGGAACCGCCGCATAGCTCACCGAGTCAAAGAGCTCTTCCAGCTTCTCGAAGGTAATCCAGTCAGCAGGATCATCTGAGTGGTCGTTATCGCAATCCATCACGATAACGTTGGACTTAAGGAAGTTACTGATGTTGCGGTAATTCTTCGAAAACTCTCCGCACACATGGTCAAACCTGACGGCCTCTTTCAGCTCATCCCCTGATGTGATCTCTTTCCTGTTGGGATACACACAGTTTTTGGCATCGGCAGTCACGTTTGCTGTCTGTAAAACTAAAAACATAATTCTGCCTCCTGTTTATTTATGAAGTTGTCTTTGCGCCAGTACCTTCGACCCTCAATGGAACCACCCCTTTCACGCGAGTAGTAAAGCCCCACCCGGGCTTTCCAAAGGTCTAGGTATCAGTCCGCCGCTTTTTCCGATTTTTTCTGAACTTTTTTCATAATTTTTCCCATGAGGCAGAATCGCTTCCTTTATAAAAGAAAAATCCGGTCACCCACGACCGGAAATTTTTTTGCTTAAAAATCGGAAAACCATCGCTTCTGATACCTAGACCTGTGAAAAGGCGGTTGAGAGATCAGGCTTCAAAAATATTTTTCAAGAAAAATCGGAAAAACACCTGAACTGATACCTAGACCTTTGAGAACGGCGAAAGGAGGTCGGGAGATGAACGACAGAACTATTTCGTGAGCCGCCCCGGATACCACGGCGGCGGCAGATCAGAACCTTGAAAACAAAATATACAGAATAAGGAGAATGACAAGATGAGCAAAATGAGCGAACTGTCACAGGTCTTAGATGATCTCATCTCCTGTGGCGAAAAGATGATTCAGACAGCGAACGCTATCAAGGAATGCTTCACAGCAGATGATGCTCCTGCTGCGGAATCTGAGAAAAAGGCAAAGCCTGTAAAGAAGGAAGCAAAAGCTCCTGAGGCAAAGACCTATTCAAAGGAAGATGTCAGAGCCCTGCTTGCTTCCAAAGCAAATGAGGCAGGCGGCCAGTTCAAAGCCCAGGTGAAAGCCATAGTTAAGAAATATGCAGACGGTGGAAGCCTGACAGACATCCCGGCAGAAAGCTACCCCGCTCTTGTGAAAGAAGTGGAGGGACTTGCCGATGCCTAGACACGCATATCTTTCTGCATCAGCATCGCACAGGTGGCTGTCATGTCCACCATCAGCAAAGCTGTGTGCAGAGGTAAAGGATGAAGCTTCTCCATACGCCCAACAGGGCACCGATGCCCATGAGCTGTGTGAGTACAAGGTTCTCCATGCGTTAGGCGAAGACGTTAAGGATCCAACCGAGAATCTGGACTACTTCGATACCGAAATGGATGAAAGCACCGATGAATACTGCTCCTATGTTATGGAACAGTATGAAAAGGCAAAGCAGTTATGCAAGGATCCGCAGGTACTCGTAGAACAGAGGCTGGATTTCTCCAAATGGGTACCCGATGGTTTCGGCACCGGCGATTGCCTCATCATAGCCGACAAAGTGCTTCAGATCATAGATTTCAAATATGGTCTCGGAGTTCTGGTAGAGGCTGAGAACAATCCGCAGATGATGTGTTACGCACTCGGAGCCCTGGATACCTACGACGGGATCTACGACATCGAATCGGTAGAAATGACAATCTTCCAGCCAAGACGCGGAAACGTGAGCACATTCACCATCAGTAAGGAAGACCTTCTGAAATGGGCTGATGAGTTCCTGGCACCGATCGCACAGCTTGCCTATAACGGTGAAGGTGAATTCCATGCCGGTGATCACTGCCAGTTCTGCAAGGTAAAGGCAACCTGCCGTAAACGTGCAGAATACAACATGGAGCTTGCGGCTTATGACTTTGAAGAGCCTGCAATGCTTGATGAGGAAGAGATTGCGGAAATTCTTCCAAAGATTGATTCCCTCATCACATGGGCAAACGACCTTAAGGACTATGCACTGCAACAGGCACTGTCCGGCGTAGCCTACAAAGGCTTCAAGGTAGTCGAAGGAAAATCCAACCGTAAATATACGGATGAGAATGCAGTCGCTGAAACCGTTAAGCAGCATGGATACGATCCATATGAGCAGAAGCTTCTGGGAATCACAGCAATGACTTCCCTGCTTGGGAAGAAGAAGTTTGAAGAGCTTTTGGGCGGGCTCATTTCAAAACCGCCCGGCAAACCAGCACTTGTGCCTGAGTCAGACAAAAGACCGGCACTCAATACGGCAATAGATGATTTCAATGATTAAGGAGGACAAAATCATGCCTAAGTTTATGAATGCTACTAAAGTCATCACGGGAGTCAACACCAGATGGAGCTATGCAAACGTCTGGGATCCCAAGTCAATCAACGGTGGAGCACCTAAGTACAGCGTCTCCCTCATTATCCCCAAGTCCGATACCGCTACCATTGAGAAGATCAAGGCAGCGATCCAGGCGGCTTACGAGGAAGGCGAGTCCAAGCTTAAGGGAAACGGAAAGTCCGTACCCGCACTTGCATCTCTTAAGACCCCTCTTCGCGACGGCGATGCAGAGAGACCTGATGATGAGGCTTATAAGAACAGCTATTTCATCAATGCCAACAGCTCTACGGCACCCGGCATTGTGGACGCTGACAGACAGCCTATCCTTGAACGTTCGGAAGTATACTCCGGCGTGTACGGCAGAGCCAGCATCAACCTGTACGCTTTTAACAGCAACGGCAATAAAGGTATCGCCTGCGGCCTGAACAACCTTCAGAAGATCCGCGACGGTGAACCTCTCGGAGGCAAGTCCAGGGCTGAGGATGACTTTGCAACGGCGGATGATGAGGATGATTTCCTCGACTGATGTAACCTGTAAACCTGTAACTCGGGCGGCGGCAATATATACAACCGCCGCCCACATTTTTTAAGGAGGCAAATACCATGAATACAACTGAAATTCTTATGATATTGGCAAGCAAAGGATATCCGGCGAAGGAACATGACGTGGTAAAGAACGGCGTTACCTGTAAAGGGATTATGCTGAAAACCGGTACGAATGCGAATCCCGTTTTTTATCTTAACGATATCTTATGCGAGAACGATACGGAGGAAAAGGTCGCCAACAGGATCATCGCATTTTACAAGTCCAGCCCGATCCCGCCGATAAAGCCGGATGTCCTTAAGGACCGGAAGTGGGTACTCGATCATCTCACCATCGCCCTGCAGCGCACCTCGGATGAAGAACTTGTGAAAAAGGACACAGTCTTTGACGGCATTGAGCAATACCTGCTTCTCATCGACAAGAACGATGATGGAGCCTTTTCCATAAAAGTCACTCCCCCGCTTCTTAAGAATATCGGTATCGATGAGTCGGATGCCTGGGATGTTGCTGATGTTCACCTGATAAACAGCTTTGAGATAAAAAGCCTCGGATCTGTTCTCGGAGATGCTATCTTTGACACCTTCCCGGGCGAAGACCGAGTCGGGCTTCATGTCGTTACCACAAAGAATAAGATCAAAGGTGCTGCGGCCATTCTCTGGCACGGAGCCATGAAAGAATTTGCGGATAAATTCGACACCGATAAGCTGGTAGTGATTCCGTCATCCGTGCACGAAATGCTGATCATACCCTATGACGGCTCTCAGGATCTCGATGAGTTTTCAGCCCTGGTAAAGGAGGTCAATGCCAGCCAGGTTCCCCCTGAGGAACAGCTTGCGGATCAAGCATATCTCATAACTGTATGATGAAAGGAAAAGCATATGAAGGAAATGTCAATTGATTTGGAGACTTACAGCGACGTTGACATCAAAAAGTGTGGTGCCTACAAGTACGCTGAGTCTGATAATTTCGAGATACTGCTCTTTGGCGTTTCCGTGGATAACTCACCGGTGGAGGTCTATGACCTGACCGCCGGTGACGAAATCCCTACGGAGATCCTCGAAGCACTATCTGATGAGAACGTAACAAAATGGGCTTATAATGCCGCATTTGAAAGAGTCTGTCTCTCAAACTGGCTCAGGCGGCATCACCCCGAATATTTCAAAACTTACAGCATCGAAGGTGATCCGGTTCAGAACTACCTAGATCCTGCATCATGGAGATGTACAATGATCTGGTCTGCCTATATGGGCTTACCCCTCTCCCTTGAAGGTGTAGGAGCCGTATTGAAACTTCAGGATCAGAAAATGAAGGAAGGTAAAGATCTGATCAAATACTTCTGCTGTCCCTGCAGACCAACAAAATCGAACGGCGGCAGAACCCGTAATCTTCCGGAACACGCCCCTGAAAAATGGGAAACCTTTAAGGCCTATAACAAAAGGGATGTTGAGGTAGAGCTTGCCATTAAACAGCGTTTGGCAAACTACCCTGTTCCTGGGTTCATCTGGGATGAATACCACCTCGATCAGGAAATCAACGACAGAGGCATTATGCTGGATATGACAATGGTTGAGAATGCTATCGCTTTTGATGAACGCTCAAAGGCTTCTCTCATGCGCTCTATGCATGATATCACGAACCTCGATAACCCGAACAGTGTAGCTCAGATGAAACAGTGGCTCTCCGATAACGGCGTAGAGATGGAATCCCTCGGTAAAAAGGAAGTCGCAAGCTTCGTCAAAGATCCTGACGGTAACGCTAACAGCAACATCAGAGAAGCCTTACAGCTCCGCCTACAGCTTGCAAAGAGCAGCGTGAAAAAATACCAGGCAATGCAGAATGCAGTATGCAAAGACGGCAGAGCCCACGGTATGTTCCAATTCTATGGTGCAAACCGCTCAGGAAGATGGGCAGGAAGATTGATACAGTTGCAGAACCTTCCGCAAAACCATATGTCAGACCTGGCTGAAGCCCGTGAACTTGTCCGTACCGGTGACTATGATACCCTTAACCTGCTTTATGATGATATCCCGGACACCCTCAGTCAGTTGATCCGCACGGCTTTTGTAGCGAAAAAAAACTACAAGTTTATCGTATCGGATTATTCAGCCATCGAAGCCCGTGTTCTGGCTCACCTTGCTGGTGAGACCTGGCGATCCAAGGTATTTGCTGAGGGAAAAGACATCTATTGCGCCAGCGCAAGCCAGATGTTCGGCGTCCCCGTTGAGAAGCACGGTGTGAACGCCCATCTCAGGCAGAAAGGCAAAATTGCGGAATTAGCCCTCGGATACGGCGGATCCGTCGGTGCCCTCAAATCTATGGGTGCCTTGGAGATGGGCTTGTCCGAGGATGAATTGCAGCCGCTGGTCGATTCATGGCGTGCATCAAATCCGATGATAACTACCTTTTGGTGGGATGTTGACCGTGCAGTAAAAACTACAATCTCAAAGCGCATACCTACAGAGGTTCGCGGGATCAGGTTCTTTTATAAGAGCGGAATGCTTTTCATCAAGCTTCCTTCCGGCAGATGCCTCTCCTATGTGAAACCCCGTATCGGCGAAAACCGTTTCGGCGGTGAATCCGTCACCTATGAAGGCATCGGAACCACGAAGAAATGGGAACGCATTGAAAGCTATGGCCCGAAATTCGTTGAGAACATCGTGCAGGCAGTCTCCCGTGATCTTCTCTGTTTTGCAATGAAGAACCTCAGCTATTGTTTTATCGTCGGACACGTGCATGATGAACTGATCATCGAAGCAAGCCAGGATGTCGATGTAAAAGCAATATGTGATCAGATGGGCAGATCCCCTGACTGGATGCCGGACATCCTGATTCGTGGGGATGGGTATGCTACACCGTGGTATAAGAAGGATTAAAAAAGGCGGCTCCGCTATGGAGTCGCCTCGTCTGATTAATCCTCTCTCTGTTCAAATTCCTCAAATATCCTGTCAAGCTCAGGATTTGATGTGATCCCCCGTACTCTGTTCCTTACATCGATATCATTCATATCAAGCCTGTAGAAATGATCCTTCCTGTCCTCACCTTTGTGCTTACGGATAAGCTGAATCCTTCCAAACTGATCATGATGCTTGTCAGCAAATTTTGCCAGACCTACTGCTTTAGGATAATTGTCTTTTCTGCTGGAATCATGCGGTTCCAAAATATCAAAAACATATCCTAATGCATCCGCTCTTACAACAATCAGATCAGGGAACATTGGTGTGCTCACGCCGTTCACCTCATAAGGTATCTCCAATGACCAACTCTTTCTGTCAAGATTTCTGAGCCAGCATACAGCACCATTAGCCAGTTCTTCCTTGATCAACGGTGCCTCCCAATCATTCAGATAAGCGCGGAAATTACCGTCCTTATCAACGAATAAATGCTTATCATAGCTCTCTGCATCTTCAGACACGGTAAAATCAATCACCTTAGGTAAGCTCCAAGAAGTTTCAACTGGAATAGCCGACCCCTGAATCATTCTGTTATAATCGGATTTCCTTGCATCCGGCAGTGTCCTTAATGCAGGCTTATTATCTTTATACAGGCTCAGGAACATCTTTTCCGCGTACTTTGAAAGCCGTTCCATAGCATCCGCATTATTGGCAATCGAGATGACTTCAATCTTTACATCAATGTGATCCTCATCTCCGTGTTTAGCCCAATAATCAACATTCAAGCCTTCTCCAAGTATCTTTCCGGCTTGATCAAAATGCCTTGATATATCATACTCCGATGTCTGTATTGTCTGTGCATCCTCATCATACACATATGTCGTATCACCATAATCGAAAGTCAGGGTATCAATCGACAGACCTGTGAGATTCTCTTTTATCTCATCGAACTTACCCTCAGACTTAATCCGCTCCACTTCTTCATCCATCTTTGCAATGATAGAGTTTTTCGCTGTTCTTTGTGCTGCAGCATCAATGCCGTCACGAGTAAGAGCACGTGCCAGCTGCATATAAAGCTTGATATAAGGCTGCTTCCTGTTCGTGTCAATCTTATATGTCACAAGATCATCCATCGCCATAAACACATCAGCGAATGCCGGATTTCTTTCAAGAGTTATAAGATTTCTGTTTGTGCCAACCTCACCCGGATATACCGCTTCATCGTCCCTGAGTTTTTTGATGATTCCTTCAGCCGTCTTTTTATCATAATGCGGCAGGAACAAACTGACATCATTAAGCGAAGCATACGCTAATATACGCCTTGCTAAAGGTGTTCTGATCATTCGCCCTAATAGCTGCGCAATATAGGTTCCATCCTGAGCCCCACGGAATGACATCATGGTTTCCGCACGTGGACAATCCCATCCGGTAGACAGATTCATCTTGAAGAAAACAATCTTGATTTCCTTGTTTTCCTCTATCCTCGAAGCCTCCACCTGACGGATAACCAGATCTCCTATAGTGATTGCCCCGTAGTCATTAAAAGTATGGACAACCTCACCTGTATTAAGGCTTCTCCCCAATTCTTTTTCAATCAGATCAATGCATTCCGAAAGATTTGTATGTGTGGCTTCTCTTTCATTTCCATCTTCAACCTGAATAACGAGAATCGGATTGATGTATTCCTCATGCTCAGGATCATTGTCGCTGTATTCCTTCCAGTATGCACACTTATCTATCCAGTTCTTGATTGCACTCTGGAACGTGGTCATATCCGCAGAAATGGTCGTGTCCGGTATATTGAGAATAATACGGTCCTTCAACAGTCCGGACTCTCTGACATCATCCGGCGATACTGTTACCTTCTGCACCGTTGATGTAGTACCCTCAACCAGTTTATTGAATTTCTCCGGTGTTGCCGTCACGCCTATAACAAGCGGCATAGGGCATAATCCGTCAGCCTCACTTCCCTTGATGAATTTCTGCATGATAGATTGTGCCTGGCTTTCCGCATTGGCTGTTGTGGCGGTTCCCCTGTGGGCTTCGTCGATCACCACATAAAGCTGTTTCGGCATCTGCTTTGCCGTATTTGTTATCGTCTCCCATATCGTATATTGCCTCTTATCAGACTTGGCAATAAGCAGCTTATCGGATCCCAGCTTCTGTGTGTTAAGGAAATAGACATGCCCCTTTTGAAGGTATTCCGCATTGAATGTAGAACCTATCGTCACAAGATCATGTACATGAATCTTATCAGACTTACTCTCAATCTTAAGCCTCGTCTGCTCATTCAGTTCCGGCGAATCTGACAGCCATATAAAAATAGAATCCGGATCCGCTGTAACCTCAGCTGTACCATAAAGAATATTTTCAAAAAGCGTGGTCATTATAATAGTCTTTCCTGCACCCGTTGGTGCGGAAAAAGAAATGACCTGCGGCTTATTATCTCTCCACAAAAGATGTGCGTCATTGATTGCAAGTTGCAGCTCACTCAGGGCATTCTCCTGAAACGTAAACAACCGATCTCTCATCCTAAGTTCCTCCTGCCACCGATACTAAAATTATCTACATAATCCCTGTAAAGCTGATAAGTAAAATCAGCTTTGATACCTTCATTCATTTCCCTGAAGGCTTCATCAGAATTTGTAACCAGATATACAGTTTTTATTTTTTCATCACGGTTCACCTGAGCCGAAAAATCTCCAAATCTTGTCTCATCCACCAAAACAGCAAATTCGTTTTCCGGACAGATCATCATATCGGGATCTTCAGCATCATCGTCAAGTTCAGGTCTTGCTCCCTTCGCCCCCGATTTTAGCCACAGCAATGGAAGTATCTGCTTAAACTGTCTTCCAAGAGATACGCTATTCTTATCAACAAATCCAAGTCTGAAATATTCTACATTTGCTTCAAAACCGTCACTTAACCGTCTGTTCTCATCATCAGAAAAGAATCCGTATTCACCCTCCAATTCTTCCCCATTCTCACGCTTACCAAGGATGGTATATTTTGTTCTCGGCCAAGTGACAGCACGACAGATCCCGTTCGACTCCCACTTTTCACTTCCGGGTGTTTCACCGGCTTTAAGTAAAGCCTTTGTCTGCTTCTTTGAAAGTTCATTATTTGTCACGATGATACATCGTCTATTATATCCATCCTGCTCATTAAGAAGATTAACGGCATTGAGCGTGGTTCCGCTTCCTGCAAAGAAATCAAGCACAACCGAATCCTCTTTTGTAGCGATCTTTATAACCTCTGCAATTAAATCTATCGGTTTCGGATACGGAAACGCCTTTTCTCCAAAAACATCATCAATCTGAGAGGTCCCCTTTGATGTATAAAAAGACTTTTCATTCCATATCGTAGGAACATCAAGTCCAACAGTAGTGTTCTCTCCAAAAATGAGTGTCGGTTTGTTTTCCTCCGTACCCAAAACTTCAAGCTTTCCGCTCTTAATCTTTTTGATTACACCATCAGGAAGATACTGAATGCTATACTCATTAGGATTCTTCTTTGACTTGTTTACGCTTACTTTTATGTATCCTTTTTCCCAATCCCCCATTAGCCTGTCAGAAACGAGTCTCCAAACACATTTGTCACCTTTACTGGTAACAGGCCATACTGCCGCACAGCCGTCCGGAGCTTCATCATAATCATATTGAAATCCATCCAGTTCCCCGGAATAGATCCCATTATCAACACGTTCCGTAAGTGATTTTCCACAACCTACGATGCACATAGTATCCCTGTCCACAAAAATAGGATATGTCTGATTCGGACGTTGTGTCTGATCAAATGTCGCCAATGTCAATCCTTCAAAAGGCGTTCTACTTTTTCCACCAGCAAATTGAATTGATGTAGCCTTGAAATCTACCGGAACAACAAATACAAGATATTCTTGCAGGTAGTTGAATCCTCCCGAAGGCTTTCCCCCGGATGTCTGTACTGTTACTGCCACAACCTGTTTCCCCGGAAAAAGCTCTTCACAAAGCAACACCAATCTGTGTACTTCTTGATACCCTATACTTATTATTAAGGCTCCCTGATCGCTCAGTATCTTCCCCGCAAGCTGTAATCTCTTCTTCATCATAGACAGCCACTTGCTATGAGACCAGTGATCAGATGAATCTACAAAAGCATCATTATATTTCCAGTCATCTGTTCCGGTATTATAAGGCGGATCGATATAGATGCAATCTACATTCTTTGGATACAAGTATTCCAAAAGCTGCAAAGCATGATAGTTATCCGCTTCTATCAAAGTATGCCACAATGGAGAATCTACTGCATTCTGAACCTTGTCTATTGGTCTGAGAACAGGAAATATAGCTTCTCCAAATAATGCCACTGCCACAAGATCTTTCATGGGTATTTCCGACACATCACCAGAAGCTCTGTTCTTACATACAGCGATATCCTTTTTAATGTTTACAACAGTATAAACATCGCCGATGTTGCCTTTTCTCTTCGCAACATTCACACCCCTTTTGATCGGATGACCATATAATGCGGTGCATTCCGGTATATGCTCTTCAAAAACAAGTCCAAATTTTTTGTCTTTGGTAACATTCTTTACTTCCTGCTCTAATCTTTCCCTTAAAGCAGGATCCGATACCTGTTTTATAAGCTCATGTATCGCAGCCATAATTCCTCCTTACGATTGTGGTGCCACCTTCAGATTACTCCAATCTATTCCGAATAGCGGCTGATCCTTTGACAACTGGATCCTCGTGGTACCGTTTAATATTTTGTTTGCATTTGATGTAGTCGAATCTGGCTTATCAAACGCGATAAAAATCTGTTTGCTACTATCCCCATATAATTCAAGGATATGCTCTAATTGCAAGTCTCCCAAGCTCTTCAGAATGTTTGAATCATGTATCAGAGCAGGAAGGGGGCAAAGCTGCAAGAGGCCTAAATCATACAAAATCATGCTCTTAAAAGCAGCACCTTCACTTGTATTTCCAGGTGTTTGAAAATCAATGTCTTTATCCTCAGAGATTTTCAAAACA